CAGAATTATCCATATTCAATATGGCACCTGTTTTTTCATCACGAAATAAATTTTTATGTCCTTCAACTGGTATCATGCTAATGCGAGTGCTCTAAAATCTTTTAACCTTACTGGGTAAGATTCGTTAGTAGATGTCATAACAATTTTTATTACAAAACCACTGAATTGTTCTAAATTGTCAACAGAGAATTGATATTCTGAAAACTTATCAAATAAATTTGGTTTAACAAATTTATCAGGTCTACCATCATTCTTACTGAGATCTATTATTTGATCTCCAAATCCATCACCATCACCATCAACTAAATTTTTGTAACCTGGAAATGCTCTATATGTTTGAGATACTTCACTTGAATCTGCACTAAACAATCTATAAAATACTCTGAAGTCTGCTTCAGGTTGAACGCTGGCACCAACTAAAACTTTTAATGATGTTGCAGGTTGTTTCAAATCAACCCTTTGTGATACAAATATAGAACCATGTGGATCTCCCTCAAGTTGATTAGTTCTATTATCATCAGCATAATTATCAGATCCTATAGGATTGTTTATTTTATTTCTACCAAGTACAAAAGTAGCATTCTTGACATCCAACACTGGTGATAAGTTAGGATCGTTAGAACTCATATTAATATTCAATGATAAAGATTTATTCTTAGGTAAATTTGTTAATCTAGTACTCTCATTTACTTTAGATGCAACTAATCTTGGAGTTGGATAGAATACTGCCTGATTTAAACTTGATGGTTCAAAACCTTGATCTATAAATGTCATCTCATTTCCATTTGCACTAGTTCCACTAACAGTTCTCATAGTTGATGTGACACGAGTAGTGTTACCAGGAGTTATTACATTAAATTGTGGAACAACTGAACTAAACTGATGGTTTTGAGAAATGTTAACACTATCCCCTCCAATAGCTTTTTCATTTGCAAAACATAATAATTGCTTATCAACTCTAGTGGAAATACCAGTAACGTTTACATCTAAGTGATAGGTATCAATTGCCCTTGCATTTTTAGTTGCTGTTGATACTGGTAATGTATGGGTTGTGTTTATACCCACCAATGGCATACCAGCAACTTCATATGTTTGAATGGTTGATCCTACTGGATGTGTAGTTGCAGTTGTATTTAATATTCCTCTTGTAAGAGTTAATTGACCAGTTCCAAGAACGTAGAAAACAATTTCCTCACCTATTAATGCTTCACCTCTATCAACTGGAATACTTCCAAAAGTAGCAAATGGAGTTGTATTTGCAACAGAAACAACTGTATCTTCTGATGATAATGTTGAAGTAGTAGATACTAATTCAGTATCAGGTTTGACTCCATTAATTTCAATTAAATTACCAGCACCATGATGAGCATGATTAAATTGAGTTACTTCAAATATAGAACCAGTATTTAATTCTCCATTAAGAACTGAATCTCCATTAACGGTTGTTGCTGGTGATACAAGTGCTCTGGTATTATTATTTGCACCATAAGTAATTAAATTATGAGTATTAGCAAATTTTAAACCTTGAACGTCAGTTAGATATAACGTATCAAGTATATTACTAATATTAGTTACAACGATTTTAAATCCAGAACCTCTTTTTACATTTACATTAGAATTATCTATTGTTAATACATCACCAATTTGATAACAATTACCTACTGCATTGATACTTGCAGATGCGATTGATCCATCACTGTTTAAAGTAAAGTTAGCTGTAGCATTTTCTCCACTACCAGTGATAGGTGTTAAAGGTATGTTATTGAGTGAAGGTACTAATGAATAACCAGAACCATTACTTACTATTTCACTTCCAGTAATAGATGCACCTCTTCCCTCAATAATACCTGTTACACTCAATTCATCAGGATCAGCAGCAGCACCTGTACTTACTTTTCTACCGATTGGTAAAGCATCGTGGTTAGCACTTCCACTTGAAATTCTAACTTTCTGTTTTCTTGGAAGTGTATGAATAGGATTAGTTGGTAAAATCTGACAATTTAAATTACCTGGTTCAATTGGACTGTTATAGAATGTGGTAGTTCCTGATTCTATGAATGATGCTTTACGTAATTTAAATGCTAAATCTTGATATTGACTAGGAGTCCATATTGTACCATTTTGAGATTTAAATAAACTACCACCAATATATTGTTTAGTTACAACAACATTCTGAACATCAGGTAAATTTGTTGTATTGATAGTTTTTTGCCCCATTGTTGCTACAAACATTTCATACTTATCAGAAGCAGGTGATAAGAATACTAATGCATATTCTTTTTCTGGTTCGAGATATATTGGTGATGGGAATTGTAATGTAGTTGGAACCGAAGCATCATCAGACAAATTAATATTATTTGGATTTACTGCTATTTGTGCATAATCCTGTACAAGATACTGTGTTGGGGTTCCTAGTTCAACATGTCTTAATTCAACAAATAATTTTGCTCTTTCATCTTTAGATTTAAAATATACGTCAAATGAAGTTAAGAAAGCACCTGTTTCATCAACCGTAAATGATTGTGCTAATGGATCTCTATGTGGAGCTTTGAATTTCGCACCTAACCCTTCTTTGTAAATTAAGTTTGTTCTAGTTATTATTTCGTCAGGACGAGTTCCTGATGGTTCGGGTGGATTTCTAACAGATACATTAACAGTGTGAGCAGTCTGTATTGTGCCTGTTCCTGTAAATGTACCAGATGCATCACTAGCATGATCGGTGCTGCCAGGAACGGGTATAGTGCCCTCTGGTGCTGCTGTAACTCTAAATGTTTTCTTACCTGTAGCAAATAGAGATGGTGGTTTTGGAGTTGTATTGGCATCTCTGAAGAAAAATGCACCTAATAAATCACCCCAATTATCACTAAACAAATCAATACTACTTACAGTTGCAACTGCACCACTAGTTTCACCAGTTATGGTTGCACCTTTTACAATATATCCAGAATATTTTTCTAAATTAGCTAAAGAAATTGTATCAATGTTTATTAATTTAGAAGTCGCTGAATAACTGTCAGATGGAGCAGGTCTAGATGAATCATATGGGTCTACTGCATATTCTTCAACTACAACTGAAGGACTGCCTAATCCTGCACCTACATCGGGTCTTGAGGTATCACCAAATTTATGATTTGGTCTTTGTAATCTTACGTAACCAATTCTTTTACCATCAACTTCTATTTTTGCATTTTCAAATACGTTAAATGTACCTGAAGACATTGTTATTTCAACTAATTTTGGTATTATATCAGGAATACCATTATCAAGATAATGGAAATGTTTAGTTAGTGGTCTCAAACCATTAGCATTGAAGAAAACGTTTCTTGAACGCATAAATGGATCGACCTCACTTGTCATCTTAACACTTTCAACATAATCAAATTCTTGACTCGGTCCTTGTAAAACATTCTGATATGATCTTCTAAATTCTTGACTTTGTGTGGTTGCTTTTTGAACAATGCGTATTCTTCTTCTATAATTACTAAACTCTGGGTCTCGTATAGATCTTCCTGTATCTATATCTGGACCTCCACCTGCAGTCTCAAATATAGGACCTATCGGTACATCATTGGAAACTTCTGCCCATGTTGCACCTGAAGACTCAACTCTATTTTCTTCAGTATATACTGTTCTTACCCAGTTATCTGATGGAGGATCTAATATTATACCTCCCATGAATACAATAACGTTGAATGGGTTTACATTTTCAACTTCAGTTGCTTGAGGTTGCTCTAACCAATCAACTTCAGTATAATCTAATGTAATTAAATCACCAGTTTTTTTGCAATTTGGATCTAATAACTGTAAATTAGAGTTCAAATCAGCAGAATCAATATCTATACTTGGATTTAATGCTAATTCTGGATTTAAAGACCAAAAATCAACCGCACTAATTAATTCTTTACGATATACATCTACATCACATCTAGAACCAGTATTAGTGCTAAAATCAATGAAATTCCTATCATTAAAATCATTCACTACAAATCCACTCTTAAATCTGTTAAGACCATCAGCATCTCTTACTTCAAGTGATTGAGTGTTAAGTTCAAGCATACTTAAAGAGGTTGTAAGTTCTAAATTTTCAATTCTTTTTTCAAGATTACCAATATCTCTCATGGTAAATCTTTTATTATCTTTTAATTCAATAAAAGGTGCTTTAACAGTATCGAAAAGATATGGAGGTAAACTTATATCAGCAATCTCCATTGAGGGTCCAACTTCAGTTGGGGGTGCTGGATCTTCAGAAGATTCCCCTTTTATTAATTTAACTTGCTGATATCGATCTATAACTAACTTATCAATTCTACCTAAGTAATAACTATATCCTAATATTGAACTTTCATTTGGACTTACTACAAAAGGATTTGTCGATTCAAAACTACGACTTGTAAATGCAAATGGAGACTTGGATGTTGAGTCAGGTATAAATTCATTAACTCTTGGTCTGAAATCAATTAAATCTGACACTCTAATTTTATTAATATATGGAATATCATTAGAAAATCTGTCTTTTGTATATGAATTTACTGAGAAGAAATCGCCAGTATTTCCACTTGCAATTTGATATTTGTCAAATATCACTAATAGTTTTTTTGAAGGTACAGCTGATTTTGCTTTTCTTATAATTTTAGAAAAATCACAGTATTGTGCTTTATGTCCTTTATCTAAATCATAGTTATTAGTTCTATCAATATAATTACCTGCTTCTGTTTGTTGTAAAATTGCTTCAATTCCAGATTCTTTAAAGTTGATAACCTCTCCTACAGTGAATCTATTTGAATTAAGATAAACAAAATTAATATCAGTTGAGTTAGGTACAGTTACTATTTGTCCAATAGCTCTACTATCTGTACCTACGATCTTTTCACCTATGATTGCGTTTAAATTTAAATTAAGTCCTGAAACAAATTTTAATTTATCCAACGTTGGTTTTGCATTTGTTTTTGACTCAAAAACAGCAATAATCTTGACTACATCTGGAACATTCAAAGAAATTTCTCTATCTTCAACTCTTAATCCATATCCTCTATGTGTTGTAAGTCCAGATAAAGTATTAACTGAAGATGTGCGTGTAATCTCTAATTCTTGACTTCTTACATAATCTTTTGTTTTACTAGATGCACCAACTTTCTTTAATGTTACACCTACAGTTGCTTTATTAAGTGCTGTTTCTTTTAATCCAGTGAAAGTAATATCATTACCACCATTAGAAATAGTTACTTGGTCTGATGTCAAAGTCTCAATTGTTCCATCATGATAAGTTATAGAGTATTTTTCTGAATCAAATGGCTCAAAGAAAGCACTTGTAAGACCTGCAGATACATCTAATCCTGCTTGTGAATTAATTGTTAACGAACCAATATTATTAGATATTGTTATGGATTGATTTGGTATTTGTCTACTTATTATTAGATTAGAATTTGAAGTATTTACATTTGAAATGACCGTTCTAGGTAATTTTGCAAAAATTCCTGAATCTTGAAGATTTAATACTCTAGGAACTTTTATTCTAAATGGAGATGATGTTGCAGTTACAGTTCCTGTATTAATTCCAACTACACTTTGTACTGTTCCAAGAGTTAAAAGTTTTCCAGTAGAGGATATATCAGTAATTTTATTATAAACTACATCTTCATAATTACCTTTGTTATATGAAATTATTGAACCTGTGTTTATACCAACACTAGAAAAACTTCTATTTGCTACACTAGCAGCAGATCCAACTATATTTAATTCATCAGTAAGGGAGAAATTGGGTAAAATTCTATCATAAAGAACTGTATCAGCATTAAAAGTTGAAATACCTACAGAGAATTTATCTTGATATATTGATTTTACATCATCAATACTGTATGCAATAATCTCTTTTACTGCAGTTTTTTCTTGTGATGAAGTTTCATTGAATATTAATTGCTCTCCCTGTACAAATAATCCAGTTGTTTGTGAAACTGTAATTTCATTTACACCTGTAGAATTAGCTTGGAATGCAAGATATCCTATTGCATTACTAGCAAGACCTCTAACTCTTGTACCCTTTACTAATGTATGTGCATGAGTTAAAGATGTTACTTTTAAAGTTGTGAATGTTTGTATATCATATAAATGCAAATCCCACTCTGTTGTACTACCAACATAAGAGGAATCCGCTCCGAATGAATATACTCTTGCTTCACCAACTTGTAGTCCCTGTGGCAGATGTTTGGTTGAACCAATTCTTTGATTTCTTAACTGAACAACATTAGTATTATTACCACCAATGTTTATGAAAGGAGAACCAGTCACATTATTAACCTTAATCATACTTCCCATATTAAATGGAATTGAAGAAGCATTTACAGTTTTAGTATCTCTTGGTTTTTCTACATCAATAACAGTTGTAGTTGGTAAACTTACATCAAATCCTTTAACATATGCTTTACCTGGTGATAATTTAACACACATTAAATCATCACTAGGATCATTTCCCTTGTCTGTTTTTTGATTTTCAGAATATAATCCACCAGAACCTATTTCATCATTAAGAGAATCTTGAAGATTAACACGGAAAGGTTCTACCGAATAGTTTCCAGACTCATCATAAGTCCTTTGTGCAAAATATTTTTTTAGTTCTGAATATACACTTGAATCTTGTAATTTTTTAGTTTGTCCACTTGAAGTCCTGAATAATTCTACAAAATTAGTATCATCATAATCTTGAAGACCTTTTTTTGTTAATTTAACAGTAACTTTAAATCTATCTGCACCAGGAGCAGCAAAGTTAGTAAATCCTTTTGCATTATCATACAAAGAAGGATCATCATTCGCATTAACTATTTCTTCTAATACTTCAAATCCAACTCTATATGATGGTTCGTTTGAATATGGTTCTAATACTATAAGGGATTGTGGAACATCTACAAATAATCCACGCATAAAGTAAACACCTTTGTTTACACCGAAAGCAGAACCAGTTGCAGTTGCATTCTCAGAAACTAATGTCAATACAGTTTCTTCTATATTAAGAGTTGTATTTCCATAAGTTAAATTATCCTCAAGAATTAATACCTCTCCATCAGGAAAAGCACCACTAGCTCCATCGTCACCAGATTGATTATATTTTATAAAAATTGTTATATCATCTACACCTTCTTCTGGAGGTAAAATAAAGTTTTTAATAGTTGCAACTATTCCTGAATTTTGACCTCTTACCCTTGTACCTTTACCATCATTATTAGCAATTAAATTATTTAAATATACAGTTACATCTATTCCAAGATGAGTTGAATTTATTTTTGCAGAAAAATAAGTAGGATCATACTCAATACCACCTGGTATGACCATTGAACCTTCTTTAAATATATGCTTACCAAAAGACTCAACTTGATTTTGTAGGAGAGACTGAAGACCAGTTAATTCCCTTGCCTGAACTGGGTATCCAGGTTTAAATAATACTTTGTAAAAATTATCTTCCTTATCAAAATCATCATAATAAGGAGATATATTTAAGTTAGTCTTCTGTGGCATTTTTTAGAATTCCAGTATAATTTTTATGTCTTCTTTTTGACGAGAGTTTCTCACAATGAGAGGGCGATTATCTAAGTAAACTATTTCACCTGACCCTTTATTTATCTCAGAATCAGATAACCCTGAAACAAAGTTGGTTCCTAAGTTAATTAATTTGTTACCATTTGGATTTGTGGTAATACCTGAAAAATTAATTGATATTGATCCATCAAAAGAAGAACTTGTGCCTTCAACTACATTTGGACTAGTTCCAGTTTCAAATTCATAAATTCTTCCTCCAGTTGAAATACCTGTATAATCAGTGTGATCATAGGTAGTTCTATTAAAATTCAATGACCTATCTTTAAAATATTTCAATACTTTTGTTTCAATATCATATGAAGCAATAAATCCTTTAGCAACTTTACCTATATTAGGTGAAATTGTTAGAACCTGTCTAATTTCTTCACCTACTTGAGGAGTTCCATTAACAGTGTCAAATTTTATTGCTTGTAAAGATGAATATGTATTATCAGTATAAGTAACAGATGTACCTACTTTTGTTGGATTCTTTACTATACCTACTTGTGAAAATTTTGTATCTATAGGAAAATCTTTTGTAGAATCATCAAATCGAGCGTATACAATCACCCTGTCAGTTCCAAGTTCAGTGTATACATCATGACCATGACCTAAACCTGGTGGGATAATAGGTATAAGTTTTGCTTGATTGGCTGCAGTAACACCACCATTTAAAGTTCCTAAGTCAACCAAGGCATAACTATATCCCTTTCCACCTGCACTAACACTAACATCTGTAATTGACCCATTTACAACGTCTACTCTTGCTTTACCACCTACTCCATCACCTATAATATCGACTTCCTGACCTAAACCATTTGAATAATTATTACCTGCCTTTTCAATGTAAATATGTTTTATTTGATTTTCATTTACATTAGAATCTCCATTTTCACGTACAACTCTTATTTGTGAGTCAGTATTCGATGACCAATTATTTGGGACAGTAATGAATTCAGTTGAGTCAAATTTAATAATATCACTAGGTGAAACAGTGAAAAGATACTTCCAAAGATATCCATCACCGCTGTTTCCTGCTTTTGATGGTTCCAAGTCGGTGAAAGTAGGTTCATCTTGGGAGACATTTCCAAGAGGATTAGTTCCCGTTGATCCATTATCAATACAAACGTAAACCTTAAAGTCGGAATTAAGTACGTAGTAGTTCGCATCATATAACCTATTTGCTGCTGTTAAAGGACTTGGATTTTCTACACTATAATCATCTCTATAAATTTCATATCTACTTCCTGCTACCCAATCAACTCTTCTTATAATTCTTCTAATATTTGAGGATGCTATTTTTTT